CTGCCTTTGCTGCTTCCATGCAAGAATTTGGTAAGTCCGATGTAGACGGTGAGTTCGCTACCTCTGCTGACAAACTGGATGCTCTCGTAAAGTCCTACATGGACGAAAACCAACTGAAAAAGAGTGAGTTCGCCAAGGCTTATGCTGCTGTAGCTAAGACCGACGAAGGCAAAGCACTCATCACTAAATCCTACAAAGGGGAATAACAATGGCCGTTATGCAGTCTCGTGATAACCGCACTTTTATCGCTGGGGAAGACCTTTCCGCAGCACAATTCAAATTCGTAACTCTGGAAGCCGATGGTCAAGTTGATCTGGCTGACTCCGCTGGTGAAAACGCTATGGGCGTATGTCTTGCTGGCGCTGCTGCTGGCGCTGCCGTGACCGTATGTGTCTCTGGCTCCGTCATGGTAGAAGCTGGTGGTGCAATTACCGCTGGTGACCAAATCCAAACTGGCGCTGATGGTACAGCCTTGCTTGCAGCAACTGGTGATGTAATTCTTGGATACGCTCGTGAAGACGGTGTAGACGGTCAGATCATCGAAATCGAAATGATCCAAGGTGGCAACGCAGCCGCCTAATCTAGCATTTAAGGAATAACACAATGCCACTATTGACTCCATCTCAGGTACATATTGACCAGCCGTTGTCTAACTTGACACTGGCCTATGTACAAGAACAAACTAACTTTGTCGCTGATAAAGTATTCCCAACCGTAGGCGTTGCTCGTCAGTCTGACAAGTTCTACACCTATGACCGGGCAAACATGAACCGCTCTGGTGACGTAAAGAAACTTGCGCCACGCACAGAAGTTAACCGCATCGGTATGGCAATCTCCAACGATGCTTACTACGCTGACGTGTATGGCCTCGGCATGGACTTCGATGAGCAGACTATCGCTAACGAAGATGCAATGTTGGAAATCCGTTCCGCTGGCGCACAGACATTGACAACTCGCTTGTTGATCGACCGTGAAGAGCGTTTCGCTGACACATTCTTCAAGGCTGGTGTCTGGACTACAGACGTAACACCGGGTAACCTGTGGTCTGACTACACTAACTCCACACCAATCTCTGACGTAACTAATGGTCGTCGTACCATGCAGTTGGCATCAGGTGGCTTCAAGCCAAACACAATGGTTGTTGGTAAAGAAGTTCGTGACATCTTGGTTAACCACCCAGACATCCTCGCCCGTTTGAACGGTGGCGCAACTGTAACAAACACAGCTTTGATTACAGATGCTAAACTGGCAGAAATCTTTGAAGTAGAGAACTTCTACGTCATGGAAGCTGTTAAGAACGGTGCTGCCGAAGGTCTTGCTGAAAGCAACTCTTTCATCGGTGGTAAGAACGCTCTGTTGGTACACACACCTCGTGCATCAGGTCTGATGACCCCTGCCGCTGGTCTGACATTCGCATGGAACTCAGTTCCCGGCGTAAACAACCTCGGTGTTACCGTTGAGTCCTTCTCTGACGATGCTCTCAAGCGTCAACAGGTTGCAGAACACATCCAAGTTAAGATGGCTTATGACATGAAAGTCACAGGCGCTGACTTGGGTTACTTCTTCTCAGCCGTAATCGCCTAAGCGACAATACTAAAGGTGTACCCTGAGCTTAACGGCTTGGGGTACAACCCAATATATAACAGAACATAACAGTATTCATATAATGGAGAGTCCCTATGCACCCCACATACTTGGGTTGGCAGGTCGATTGGCCTGTGTTTATCAAGATGCCTTTACTGGCGGATAATACGAATTGGAAACGTGGAGATCACTTTAACTGGGCAGAGCGAGGAATAGACCAAGACAAGGTTTCTACCCTATACGCCGCTGGTTACATTCACCACAACAAAGAACTTGAGGTTCAGAACAAGGTTGGAGATCGACTGTCTGAACTAGCTGGTAAAGACTTAGAGACCTTAGTTAACCTACTTAATGTCGAGGTAAACAAACGTACCTCCAGTAAGACAGAGTTTGAAGCTAAGAAGTGTAAGAAGTCTAAGATTGACGACAAGCAACGTGGCCTAATCAGGCGCTTCCTTAATGTTAATCGCTGGATTACGGAAGACTTCTACGACATTCGAGACAAGGTTCTCGCTGACTAATAACAACGGAGACGACTTACATGGCATGGTCTTACGATCCTACAGACTTGGACACTACCACGGCCTCTGGTCGTCTCAATACAGTACGCCTATTGGTTGGCGATACTAACACTGATGACCAACAGGTTCAAAACGAAGAGGTTACGTTTGCCCTTTCTGAGAATGGGAACAATGTATATTACTCTGGTGCTTGGGCCGCTCGTGTTATCTCAGCTAAATACTCCCGACAAGTAACGACACAACTAAGTGGTGCTTTAAGTGCTGACTACTCCGACTTAGCCAAGCAGTATAAAGCCCTTGCAGATGACCTAGAGTACCAAGGTAAGACCGCAGGTGCTGCTGTAGGTGTCCTAGCTGGTGGTATCACCAAGAGTAGCGTGGAAGCTGTACGAGCTAATACTAACCGTATCGAAGGCTCCTTCCGCAGAGATCGTTTCAAGAACCCACCAAGCTACCAAACACCTGAATACGAATAAGGAGTAAGATATGTCATTCCGCTCCTTTGACCTACTAAATCTCGTGAGAGACTTTGGTTCAGATGTAACACTCAGGAAGACCAGTACGACTGGAACCTACAACCCTGCTACAGGTGCAGTAGATGGTGCAGCTACTACAGACTACACCGTAAGTTCTTACTTCTTTAATTTCTCTGTGGGGCTTCCCATTGGTGACGAAGTTCGTCGTGGGTCTAGCCGCTGTATTATTCCAGCACTAGGTCTTGCTGTCGTCCCTGACGATGAAGATAAGGTTATCGGTCTCGGTAATACATACGAGATCGTATCGGTGCAAACCTTCTACAGTGATGGTCTCGCCATCTGTTATGTGTGTGAGGTTAGAGACTAATGAGTATTCAAGCAACAATGAACGCCTTTAAGGATAAGATAGAAAACAGAGTAGCTGATGAAGTTGAGCAAAAGTTTGATGATATAGCTTCCTACGCAGTTTATGTTGCTGTGCCTGACCAATCTATCGACACAGGTGCTTATGTAACCTCATTTTCCATTGGTAAAGCGGGTTTTAGTGGCGGTAGGAGCAGAAGCTCAGACAACAGGCCCAAGAACCAGAACCCACAAGCCATGAAAGACCAAGCCTACTCTCAGCTTATCGGTGACATAGATCGTATAGACTTTAAGACAATGCTAGAGTCTGGTGATGCAAGGTTTACTCTTCGTAACCGATCCCCTCACGCTAGAGATGTTGAGGATGGTACTAACTGGAGACGCTCGGGATACCACGTCTTCGCAAAGATTAGGAACCAGTTCGGATGAGTATTTACAATGACATTCGTGCCGCTCTTGAGAGCCACTTAGCTAACACCGCTGGACTACCCTCTGGAATAGCCTATGAGAACGTTTCATTTGAGCCTCAGACAGGCACTAGCTTCCTCAAGGTATCCTTTGTCCCAACGTCTCGTAGACCCGCTGTACGAGGCTTAAATCCGCAACAACGGTATCAAGGCGTATTCCGTGTATTCTGTTACACACCCGAAGGTAATGGCCCGTCTACTGCTGACGATATATCCAACAAGGTTATGACAGCCTTTGAAGCTACAACAGACATTTCTTTTACTAACGGTGATGCTGAGACCTTCATAGTCTCCATTGACTACGCTGAGAGAGACAATGGCTTCGTAGATAGCCCGTGGTATTACACGGTAGTTAATATCGGCTGGTATATCTACTCATAAAGAAAGAACCACTATGACTAAAGCAAGTAAGAATTTTGTCTACTCAGGCAAGACATATCTCATCGGAGATGAGGTTCCCGCTAAAGTAGCTACGGCTGTTGACCCTTCCTGCACGGAAAAGCCCAAAGCTAAGAAACCAACATATACTAACACTATTCTTGAAGGAGAATAAACATGGCTTTTGCACAAGGTAGCCGTTCCAGTCTCTCGTACATTGCAGAGACATCTTTCGGCACTACGCCATCCACGCCCACTTTCGCTAACCTTCCTATTAACTCACACTCCTTGGACTTGACCAAAGATCGTGTTGAAGGTAATGAAATCCAAGCTGACCGTATGACACGAGTTGACCGTCACGGTAACAAGCAAGCTGGTGGCTCTATCGAAGTTGATCTCCGTAAAGGTGACTATGACGAACTGCTAGAATCAGCTTTCTTTAACTCGTATGCTACAAACATCTTGAAGGTTGGAACTACACCTAAGTTCTTTACAATCGAAGATGCAGCTAACGACATTGCTCAGTTCCGTCTGTTCACAGGCATGGCAGTTTCTACCGCCAGCTTTTCCATCGCCCCTAACCAAATGGTCACAGCGACCTTCGACATGGTTGGCAAAGGTATGACACAGGCTGGTACAACAGGTTCCACTGGTGGTACACCAACAGCTTCGACAACTAACTCACCTTTCGATAGCTACTCAGGTACTATCACAGATGGTGGCTCAGGTATTTCCATCGTTACTTCGATTGACTTTAGCCTCTCTAACTCTTTGGCTCCCACCTTCGTAGTTGGCGCTGACAATGCACAATCACTTGAGTTTGGTAGTGCTGTTGTTGAAGGTACAATGACAGTTTACTACGAAGATGAAACACTCATCAACAAGTTCTTGAATGAAACAGAAAGCTCAATCACAGTGTCTGTTGACGATCCTACAGGCTCCAACGCATATACATTTGAGTTCCCTCGTGTAAAATATAATGGTGCGTCTGTACCACTTCAAAACCCTCAGTCTCGTCTGATTACACTGCCATTCGTGGCTCTGTACGACACAGTTGAGAACACAAACTTGAAGATGACACGCACAGCGTAATCCCTAGCTAGGGCGGGGAGGCGTTGGTGTCGGGTCTGATGCCTCCCCACTATAAATCACCCGACATAACCTCGACAACACATCAAAAGGAATCCCGATATGGACTTGATGAACATTGGTACTACTAAAGAAACTACAGACGTAACCCTGTACAACCCCGTTAACTCTGAAATCCTGACTAACGAAGATCGTTCAGAGATGACCATTACAGTACATGGGCCATACTCGAAGAAATACAAAACTATCTCTCACGCTCAACAGAACCGCCGCTTGATGAAAGCGCAACGGACTGGTGGTAAGCTCAACCTCACTGCTGAGGAAATTGAAGCATCCGCATTAGACCTTCTGGTAAAGTGCGTGAGTGGATGGAACATTACCCTCAGTGGTGAACAACCAGACTGTACAGAAGCTAAGGTACGAGAAGTGTTTGAAGCACTCCCTTGGGTTCGTGAACAGGTTGATGCTGCCTTGGGTGATGCACAGGCTTTTTTGGACAAGTAAGGGCTGAACTAGAGGAGTACGCTGAGTATTCCTTTAAGATGGGTAGGAAGGTCTCTGGTAGCAAAGGTAAGGCTACAGAGGCCGACCACCTAGCCCAAGTCGCCAAACAGCTAGGCAAAGAACTAGCGGAAGTTGAGCAAGCTAATGCTGACGCAATCTTCCCTGATGCAGCCTCTCACTTATGGGCAACCTTCATAGAACTACACGATGGTAGAACTTACGGTATGAGTGGCCCTAACCCAATATCTTATGACATCATTAAAGCATGGTGTGATATTACAAGTGTAGACCTTTCGCCTTGGGAGGTAAGCATTATAAAGTCTCTGGATAATCTCTGGATTAAAACTACTGGCGAGGAAGTAAATGGCTGATCTTATTCAAATCCAATATGAAGTCGTTGACAAGGGTAAGTCTCTTAAAACGGCTCTCACTGGTGTTGAGAGGATGGAGAAGTCTCTAGCTAAACTATCTAAGGAGATAGTCGCTGGGACTGTAACTCAGGATCGTCAAACGAAGGCACTTATAGCTTACGGAAGAGAGCTAAAGAGACTGACTGGAATGACAGGCAATCAGGCTTACGGTGCTGTCGTCAAGTATAAGAACGCTATGGTTAATCAGACTGTAGCTCAGAATAAGGCTGCTGAGTCTGCTCAGAGATTAGCGAAAGTACAAGAGTATTTGACTACGAGGCAGGAGAGGGCTACTCTTGCTTCACAAAAGCAAAATGCTGCACTGCACCAGACCAAGAACAGAATGAATGGCTCAAACATGGCTATTCAACAGCTTGGTTATCAATTTGGTGACTTTGCTGTACAGGTACAAGGTGGAACAAGTGCATTTGTCGCATTTAGTCAACAAGGTTCTCAGTTGGCTGGTATCCTACCCCTCCTCGCTGGCCCCCTCGGAATTAGTGTCGGACTTGCCGTAGGGTTATCTGCCGCCCTTGGTATCCTCATACCTATTATTGGCGCAGTTGGTCGCTTGTTTATGGAAGCTAGTGGTTCTGGCAAGAGCTTAAATGAGACTGTGGATGGTCTGTCATCTTCTTTTGAATCTTATATAACAGCGGCAAGTGGGGCTAATTCCTCTACAGAAGACTTACTTAAAACCTATGGTCGTATTACTCCAGAAATCTTGGAGCTAGAGGAGCGCCTACAAAGCCTAAAATTACGTCAAGTTGCACTAGATGCACAGGCTACTGCCAAGGCTATCTCAAGTTGGGATTTTGGCGGAGCTTTAATGGGTGGTGAGCTTGATGACATAAGGGTCACATTCGATACTACCTCAGATAGAGCTAGAGTTTTACAGAGGGCCATTGCTGCAATAGGACAGGCAAAAGGCCCAGAAGAGACTTTGGCTGCAATACAAGCCCTTTCCAGTCAAGCTATAGATGCAGCGGGTGGTGTAGATAATCTCACAGAAAAGCAAATAGAGTTTTTACAACAGGTAACTGCATCAGAACAAGAGTTTCAAAGGCTAGTAAACATACTTGGGATAGTTAAGGTAGCTCAAGATGAGGTTAACGATAGTCAAGACACTTCTTATAAAAGGTTTGACGCTCATACAGTAGCTTACCAGAAACACCTAGATAAGATAGCACAGGCTAACACATCCGCTAAACAAGAGTTAGAACTTCTCAAGCAGAAGAACGTCCTCCTAGATTTAGAGCTACAGTACGGCAAGGACTCCTCTGTTTATAAGCAGCAAGCTCTTATATATGAGCAAGACAACCTTCGTAAAAAACTTGAGGCTGAGGGCGTTGAGGGACGTATTGTTGAAAACATAATATATCACCTTTCCATCCAAAAAGGTATCACTCAAGAATTAGCTGACCAATTAACCCTTAAAAAGCTCCAAGCTCAGTTTGAGCAAAAGCCTCAAGGTGGCAGAGGTGGCGACCCCCGTAAACAGGGTGGTGGCTTCATTGATTGGAACACAATAGAGGCAACAAAATTCCTAAAAGACTATGAAAAGAACCTCAGAAAAGCCACTAAGGCTACGGAAGATGCTGAGAAGGCTGCTGAGGCACTCCGTAAGGAACTAGAAGCACCAATGGTTAAGGCTATTGACAGTGTATCTAATGCCTTCGGTGACTTCATAGCTGGTGGCCTAAAGGACTTCAAGAGCTTCGCTAGTTCTATTGTAGATTCCTTCAAGTCTATGATTGCTCAGATGATTGCCACTGCCGCTCGTAACAAGATTATGTTGTCGCTTGGCTTAGGTGGCTCAGGGTTTGCTGCTCAAGCTGCCGCTGGTAATGTGGCGGGGGTTGGTGCAGGTGCTGGCACTGGCATGATAGGTAGTGCCATAGGTGGCTTCGCTGGTGGCGGTGTTGCTGGCAGTGGTCTCTTGGGTGGCATGGGTGCTGCTGGTAGTGCTTTCATGAGTGGAGGAGTAAGTGGCCTATTTTCTGTAGGCGCTAATGCTGCTGCCGCTGGTGGTGGCATGATGGCAACCATAGGTGCTGCAATCCCAGCTATTGCCGCTGTAGCTGTAGTCGTAGGTCTCTTTACCAAAAAGACTAAGCTCCTCGACAGTGGTTTAAGAACTACTGTCGAAGGTTTTGACGTAGCAATCGAAACATTCAAGCTGACCCAGAGTAGTCGTTTGTTTGGACTACTGAAAGGTAGCAAGAAAACAAGTTACGAATCTGCAAGTGCAGAAGTTGCTGACCCACTGATTGAAGCTATCGGTAACATGCAACAAAGCATAATTGAGGCTGCTGGTACTCTAGGTATCGGTGCAGATGCTTTTGATGACTTTAGCTACCAGTTCAAACTGTCTCTTAAAGGTCTAACAGAAGAGCAACAGCTACAGAAGATCAACGAAGAGATCACTAAGATGGGCGATAGCTTTGCCTCTCTGACTGGTCACTTTGAGACAATGAACGAGTTGCTTGCTGCCGCCCAGCAAAGGTACAACCTAAACACTCGTTTGCTACAACTTCAAGGTAATTCAGAGGAACTCTTGCGCCGTCAACGTGAAGCTGAAATGGAAGCTACACATGAGCTTAACAAAGGGTTGCTACAATCTATCTACGCCCTTGAGGATTCAGCTATAGCTGCCAATAAAGCTAGGGTTGCCTTAAGTGAGCTTGAATCTGCACTAACTGCGGCTAACTCTGCTTACGAAGGGGCTTCAAGAGAAGTTGAATCTGCTGCATCTGCTGTACGACAGATAATGGATGAAGTAGTTAGTGCTGCTACACAGGCTGTTGACGATGCTTATGATACCTTAAGAGATGCAATGGACGGAGCTATGTCTGCTGCTGTTGATGCTGTGGACGATGCTTATGGTACCTTAAGAGATGCAATGGACAGAGCTATGTCTGCTGCTGTTGATGCTGTGGACGATGCTTATGGTACCTTAAGAGATTCAATGGACAGAGCTATGTCTGCTGCTGTTGATGCTGTAAGCTCTGCCCAAGCCGATCTTGAGAGGGCTGTAGAGGCTAGAGTTCAAAACATTAACAAATCTTTTGATAGTATCCTTGATAACCTTAACTCTAAGTTGGATATAGCTTCCCAAAAGGCCAATGCTTCTCGTGGAATATTTGAGTTGCTTGATAGTTCCTTGAGAGGTCGCAGGGTAAGTTCTGAGGCTACCTCTTTTGCATCACGACAACAAGCCCTGTCATACGTCTCTTCTGGTGGCACTGACATGGATAAACTGTCGGATGCACTTGGGGTTCTCAACGAACCAAGCGAAAAGTTCTTTGGTACTTTCCAAGAGTATGCCAGAGACTTTGCTGCGACCTCTAATGCTATCAGAGGCAGTCGTGATGCTGCTGAGGCTACGATGGATGCGGATGAGAAAGCTGTGGCTCTACTTGAGGAACAAATCTCTCAGAATGAAGCATCTCGTGACCTTCAAATCCAACAAGTAGAGGCCTTACTAGGAACTGAGGAAGCTGCACTTAGTGTTGCAGAGGCTGTAGTTGCTCTTGAGGCCGCTCTTGCGGATAAGACAACTATTGAAAATCAACATAAAGAGCTTGTCTCTCAGTTTCCATTGTTGTCAGAAGATGTAGTTTCTGTAGCATCTGCTGTAGTTGCTCTTGAGGCCGCTCTTGCGGATAAGACAACTATTGAAAATCAACACAAAGAATATATAGCTCAGTTCCCGCTGTTGTCAGAAGATGTAGTTTCTGTAGCATCTGCTGTCGATACTCTCAAGGCTGCTCTTGCGGATAAGACAACTATTGAAAATCAACACAAAGAATATATAGCTCAGTTTCCACTCTTGTCAGAAGATGTGGTTTCTGTAACATCTGCTGTCGATACTCTTAAGGCTGCTCTTGCGGATAAAGAAACTATAGCAAGTCAACACAAAGAATATATAGCTCAGTTTCCAATCCTTAATCAATCTGTCTTGTCTATTGGTCAAGCTATAAATAACTTGGCTTCTGCTCTAGCTGCACAAGCTGCTGCTGCACAAGCTCAAGTTGCTGCTGCTGCAAAGGTAGCTGCTCAAAAGGCAGTAGTAACTGCTGCTGACTCTAACACTGCCGCTATTACAAGTGGTTTACCCATGTATGCACAAGGTGGTTATCACTCTGGTGGCCTTCGTATGGTTGGTGAACGTGGCCCTGAGCTTGAAGCAACTGGCCCATCCCGTATCTTCTCGCATAACCAAACCTCTGGTATGTTCAAAGACCCTGACCTCAAGGAAGCTGTCAATGAGCTTCGTAGGGAGGTCTCAGGTCTACGGAGTGAGCAACGTCAGGTGCAAGCAAGTAATGCTAAGTATGTGAAACGTAACTACGATATTAACCGTAAGTGGGACGTTGACGGTCTACCAGCTACAAGGACATAATAGATGCAGCTAATCAAACCTGTGACAGTTACGGATAGTATTCTAACTGCTACTAATATTACCGAAGATGATTATGCTGTGTGGAACAGTGGGACTGCTTATGTCGTTGGTGACAGAGTTATTTCCACTGTTACCCACCGTATATACGAAGCTCTAATCAATAACACTAATGTCGATCCCACAGGTGCAGCTACCGACCCTGCCACATGGCTTGACATTGGTGCTACTAACCGTTGGAAGGCTTTCGATCAGAAAATTAGTGATCCTGTAACTAACCTTAACCTTATCGAATACACCCTTAACGACCCAGCATCGAATGTTACCTCTGTTGCCCTATTTGGTCTCAAGGGTATTTCAGCTAACGTGACTGTAACTGACACTACTGCCGGTGGAGATGGTGAGGTCTACAATCAAACTGTATCTCTGCTAGACAACAGAAACATTGTTGATTGGTACACATATTTCTTCGAGGAGCAGGTACAAAGGGAACAAGCACAGTTCCTAGACCTACCGCCTTACATTGGCTCTAATGTAGAGGTTACAGTTACCTCAGCAACTGGTGATACTACAGAACTAGGGCAGATTGTGTTAGGGTTCCTAAGTGGTATCGGGCTAACGACTTACGGTACATCAATTAGCATCGAAGATTACTCCCGCAAGGAAGTAGATGCTTTTGGTAACTTTATCATTGTTCAGAGGGACTTTGCTCAGTTAGCTGACTTTGATGTACAGTTTGAGACACAGAACGCTCGTAAGATACAAAGAACATTGGCTGACTTTAGGGCAACACCAATCGTTTATGTGGGTTCAGAAGAGACATCCTACGGCACTACTATCTATGGGTTCTACCGTAGATTTGATTTAACACTTGAAGGCCCATCCCTATCATTCGGCGCTATTGAAGTAGAAGGATTAACTTAATATGGCATACCCACCAATATCGGCACTACCATCACCCCCCAGTAGACAAGACCCCGCTAACTTCGCTGATGAGGCTGATGCTTTTCTGGGGGCTTTGCCTACATTCCAAAGTGAAACTAATACCGCTGGAACATACATTGAAGGCAAGGCTGCTGCGGCAGAGACCTCTGCTACTAATGCTGCTACTAGCGCCACAGGGGCTGCTACAAGCGCAACTAACGCTGCTAACTCAGCTACAGCCGCTGCTAACTCTGCTGCCTCTGCTGGGGCTGTTCTGTGGGTCTCAGGTACATCCTACGCTGTAGGCTACGTTGTCTACTCTCCGATCAACTTCCAGAACTACCGTTGTATTGTAGCTACGTCAGGTACTACCGATCCTTCGCTTGATGAAACCAACTGGTTGCAACTCGGTGGCGGCGGTGGTGGTGGTCTTACGGAACAGACAGCTACTACGACAGCTACGACAGAGACTGCCATTGCTACTTATGTTGCTGCTGACTATACGGCTATGGAGCTTACGGTAGTTGCTGACAGTGGAGGTGAGCGTACTATCACTAAGTTACTTGTCGTCCACAATGGTACTACAGCTTCTGCTACACAGTATGGTGAAGTAAGCACTGCTACTGTTCTCTCTACTTACGATGTAGATGTGTCAGGCTCTAATGTTCGTCTGTTGGCTACTCCAGCTTCTGCCACAAGCACAGAGTTTACAACTAAAGAGAACTTATTTGAGCCATTGACTTGATGATAACGACAAGGGGAGAGTGAACCATGTCAAACAATAAAGACTTCAAAGTAAAGAACGGTATTCAACCCACGGTATATCAGGAGGCTGTGGGTACAGTTGTGTCTGGGAGCGTGGGTTATAGCATAGCTAGTGCTAGTTACGACAATAAGAGTTTTAGTATTGGTTCAGAAGAAACGGTTCCTTATAAAATAAGGTTTAACAACGATGGTACTAAGCTGTTTATGCTAGGTATTGTTAGCGATAAAGTGCATCAGTACACTCTATCTACTGCTTTTGACATTTCTACAGCATCTTATGACAGCGTTAACTTTAGTGTAGCCTCACAGGAAACTGACCCTTATGGATTAGCTTTCAATAATGATGGCACAAAGATGTATATTACAGGAAATACTAGTGACAGTATATTTCAATATTCATTGTCTACAGGTTTTGATCTTAGTACTGCATCTTACGATAGTGTTAGCCTTAGTGTAACTTCCCAAGGCACTATCCCCACTGGAATAACCTTTAATAGTACAGGTAGTAAACTGTATATGCTTGGACAAATTAGTGATGAGGTACACCAGTACAGCCTATCTACTGTTTTTGATTTAAGCACAGCTTCTTACGATAGTGTTAGCTTTAGTATTGCTTCGCAAGAGACATCACCTATGGATATGTCTTTTAATAGTGACGGTACTAAGATGTACATAATAGGGGCAAGTTCTGATGCAGTATTTCAATACTCTCTGTCTACAGGTTTTGATATTAGCACTGCCTCTTATGATAGTATTAGTTTTAATGTAAACGCCCAAGAAAGTAACCCTCGTGCCGTAGTATTCAACAATGATGGCACTAAGATGTACATAGTTGGGTCTAGTCAGGATACAGTGTTTCAATACTCCACAGTCCTAACCACAGCAGAACTAGACCTATCCACAGGTTCAGTCTTTGAGGTCACCCCAACGTCTGACATCCAAGTAACACTAACCAACCCTGCTGCTAGTGGGACATCTAGTGGTGCTACGTTGTTGTTGGACTCTGTAGGCACAGCTTACACTATCACATACGACACATCTATAGAATGGTCTGGCGGTACAGCACCTACGTCACCCTCTATAGGTGAAACAGACGTACTAACATTCAACACGACAGACGGTGGTACTACATACCAAGCTGTACAAGCAATCGACGGAGCTTCGTAATGTCAAACAATAAAGACTTCTTAGTGAATGGCCCTGTCGTTATCGGCAAGGACACTAAGGTTACAGTCGGTAGTATTACATCAAGTGACATTGACCTAAGCACAGGTAACTACTTTGATGACACACTAGCAGCTAATACGACATACACGATTAGTAATGCTGGGGATGTGCAAGCGTTTCAGCTAAAGGTTACTGGTGCATCAACCTACACAATCACATGGCCTAGCTCAATAGAGTGGGCTGGTGGTGTAGCACCTTCTGCCCCTGCTATCAGTGAGACAGACGTGTTTACATTCACGACTGATGATGGCGGCACGACATACACTGGTATTCAGTCAATAGATAACGCAAGCTAATCGTATAACATAGAGGAGAGTGAATCTATGGAAGCATTTAAGATCAAGAACGGCATTAGCGCCACACGGTATTTAGGTAGTAACGGTACAGTAACAACAGGTGTAGGTACAGCATCCCTAGACCTTTCCACTGGTACTACATTCAGCTTCACCCCTAGTGGTGCAACTACTGTGTCGTTCACTAACCCACCAGCAACAGGTACAGCCATAGGTTTCTCTGTAGAGATCATTGGTGACGGTAGTGCTATCACATGGCCTAGCTCAGTAAAGTGGCATTTAGCTACAGCACCAACAGCTACAGCAACTAAAGAGTTATACACTTTCGTTACAACAGATGGTGGCACAACGTATTACGGTAAGAAAGCCGCAGAGGGAGTGTCCTAATGAGTAATACTAAAACAGTAATGAGCCAAGCGGCTAACACCCAAGGTATTCCTCTTCTTGATATTACAAATGTGTTCAGCACTTATCTTTATACGGGTACAAGCCCATCCACCCAAACTATAACTAACGGTATTGACCTTGCTGGTGATGGAGGTTTGGTTTGGCTGAAAACAAGAAGCGGAGCTGGTGGTAATCTTCTTTATGATACTGAACGTGGTGTTAGTAAGTTCGTAAATACAAACTACGATGGTGGTGAGACTACAGGTAGTGGCGTCAGTTCATTTAATACGGATGGTTTTTCTTTAGGAACCGCACTTGCAAATGACTCATCTGTTAGACACGTTTCGTGGACATTCCGCAAAGCCCCTAAGTTCTTTGATGTGGTGACATGGACTGGGAATGGTGTTGCTGGGCGTACTATCAGTCATAACTTAGGTAGTGCGCCTGGTTGCATTATGGTTAAGCGGACTGATAGTACAAATAGTTGGAATGTATATCATAGAGGAATTGCATCAGACGCAGAAACAGATTATCTAACACTAAATCTTACCAGTGCTGCTATTGATAGCTCAGGGAAGTGGAACGATACTGCACCTACTTCATCTGTGTTTACCGTTGGCCCTGACTCAACAGTAAACGCTAACGGTGGCACATATGTCGCCTACCTATTCGCACACAATGACGGTGACGGTGAGTTCGGCCCTGATAGTGACCAAGATATTATCAAGTGTGGTAGTTATACTGGTAACGGTTCTACTACTGGCCCAGTGATTGACTTGGGGTTTGAGCCTCAGTGGTTGCTTATTAAAAACGCTAGTGCCTCCGCAAACTGGGAGCTTGTTGATAATATGCGGGACTTTAGGTCGCCAAAGATAAATGTCGGGCTACAAGCATTAAATCCAAACCTTTCAGATGCAGAGGCAGAAGGTAGGGCTTATGGAGCCACAGCAACTGGGTTTAGCATTGTAGACAATCATGCAGACGTAAATGCTCTTAATAACAAATACATTTACATCGCCATCCGCCGTGGCCCTCTTGCTCCACCTGAGAGTGCGACTGAGGTGTTTGATGTAAGCACACGAAATGCAAGTGAGCCAGCCTACACAAGCGGGTTCCCTGTAGATTTTGCATTTGCACGAGCTAAGAACATTTCTAACAACTGGGATACAGGCAGTCGATTACAGCAAGGCAATCGTATGTTCACGAACCTTACAAACGCAGAGGCTTCTAACTCTAATATGATGTTTGACTACCAAGAGGGTTGGTCAGCAGGTACAGGAGCAAGCACAGACTACCTTTCTTGGATGTGGAAACGTGCGCCTAACTACTTCGACGTTGTGGCCTACACGGGTAACTCAACGGCAGGACATACTGTAAGCCATAACCTTGGTGTTGCACCTGAGATGATCTGGGTGAAGAAACGAAATTCATCCTCAAATAGCAACTGGAAGGTTTACCACGCTTCCAATGGAAACAACTACCATATGTTCTTAAACCTCACCTCCAAGGGTGCTACAAGTGCAGGCTCTTGGAACAATACTACTCCAACAGAAAGTGTATTTACTCTTGGGACTCAGCAAGACGTAAATAACTCTGGAGACACCTACATAGCCTACCTCTTCGCAAGCCTAGATGGTGTGTCTAAGTGTGGGGGCTACACTGGGAATGGGGCTGGAGAGTATGTAACAGGTGGATCAAGCCAGACTATTGACTGTGGCTTTACGTCAGGTGCAAGATTTGTACTCATCAAAAGCACAAGTATAGCAAGCAATGACTGGCATGTGTGGGATACTACCCGTGGTATCATATCTGGCAATGACCCGCACCTAAGTCTTAACACGACAGCAGCAGAAGTAACGTCTGACGATAGCGTAGACGCTAACAGCAGTGGCTTCACTGTTAATCAAGTTGCAGCCACAAACGTCAACGCTTCAGGTGAAACCTACATCTTCTACGCAATAGCATAAGCTACGCAACGTCCTAACGGACTAAACACACGGCAATACATAAAGGAGAACACAACATGTATGCTAAAATAAACGGTGGAACAGTAGAGAAGTTCCCATATACATTCGGTGACTTACGCAAGGATCACCCTAACGTGTCGTTCCCTAAGAACATCACACAGGGTGTCATGCAGAAGTTTGGCATGGTAGGTGTACTAGAGGGTGCTAAACCTACTCCTACAGCTTACCAGACAGTACAGCGCAATGCTCTACCCACACGTCCTGTCATTGGTCAGTACACAGAAGATGATGCACCTATGCCTGACATGGTTGGTGAGGACATTATCGCTGGCTACTGGATGATTGAGTACACTGCTGTAGATATGTTTGCTGATACGACTGACGAAGATGGTGTAACAACCACTAAAGCTGAACATGAGGCTGCATATCAGGCTACACTAGATGCTAAAGCTGCTGAGACCCATCGTACAACTCGTAACAAGCTACTGGAAGACAGTGACTGGACACAGATGAACGACAGTCCCTTGAGTAACGAAGTTAAGACAGCTTGGGCTACCTATCGTCAGGAGCTAAGGGGTATTAGTGACTTGGACGCATGGCCTAACTTGGCTGAGGATGACTGGCCTGTAGCACCTTAAGGAGATATACCCGATGACTTATCAATTAGGCAAACGTAGTAAAGATAGACTACTTGGGGTAGACCCCCGTATGGTTGCTGTCGTAGAGAAAGCCATTACTATCTCTGAGCAGGACTTTAGTGTGATCTGTGGTCTCCGCACGGTCAAAGAACAAGAAGCCCTAGTGGCCAAGGGTGCATCACAGACGATGAAATCTAAGCACCTTGAGGGTTTAGCTGTAGACCTTATGGCTTGGGTTGATGGTGGCCGTTGGGAACTGAATCTTTACGATGAGATTGCTGATGCTATCCGTAAGGCTGCTATCGAACTTGGGGTTAATGTTCGCTGGGGGGCCGCTTGGCACAAGACCCTTAACGAATGGGATGGTACTGCCGAAGACCTTATGAACGAATACATAGACCTTCGTCGTAGCCAAGGCAGACGACCGTTTATTGATGGCCCCCATTTCGAGATAGTGGAGTAACACTGATGGACAAAAGTGATAACTGGCATTTGTCCAAGAGTGTTCCATTGGGACTTATTATTGGTTTAATCACTCAGGGTGCAGCTATAGTGTGGACTGTATCTATGATGATGTCTGACATTGAGAGTAACCGTAAGGATATTACAGAGACTCAAATGAGAGTCGGTCGTCTTGAAACCTCTGTTCAAAACCAAGCTGTATCTATGGCTAGAATTGATGAGAACATCAAAGCCATTCGTTCTGCTGTAGAGAAGATGTCAGAGCGAAGTAAGTAAAATGATTGATCCATTTACAGCTATGGCAGCGGCTACTACAGCCTACAACGGGATCAAGAAAGCTGTATCCGTAGGCCGTGAGATTAGTGCTATGACTGGCGCAGTGTCTCAGTGGTCTAAGGCTGTGAGTGACCTAGACTTCTTGGAGGACAAAGCTAAGAACCCTCCTATGTACAAGATGTTTAGTGACAACCAATCTAATGCACTAGAGATATGGTCACAGAAGCAGAAGCTAAAGGAAATGCGGGAGGAGCTTAAGGCACACATCTCTTGGACGTATGGCCCTAGCGCATGGGACGAAATAGTACGAATAGAAGCACAGCAACGTAAAGAACAACGTGAGTTAGTCTACAAGAAACAAGAGTTCATAGACAACTGTATTAACTGGGCTGTAGGTATTGCAGTAGCATTAGCAGGTACTGGGGCTTTAATACTAGCTATGTACTTCTTAGGTGTAAAACAAGGGAAGTGGTGATGGACAGTAAGGCAATGATGGGTGTGTTGTTTGCTGCTCTTCTGGCCTTGCTTGGTTGGAACATATCAACGACACACGAATTAACACTACAAGTGCAGAAACTAGAGATCATCCTATTAAATGATGCTTTCTCTAACTAGGGGTTAACTATGACGATACTTGATGATTGGAAAGTTCTACCAAGGCTAATGATGCTGGCAGTCACTGTACTGACGTATCAAGCTGTACATTGGTTTATGTCGTTACCTGACCCCAGTGTATCCCAGAGTGGGCTTGTATCGGTCTGTATGGGGTCTTTAACTGGTTGTTTCGGCATATGGATGGGTCGGGAGTCTAAGACTACAGTTACACCCACTAAGATCGTACATGAGGAGAAGTATAGCAAATGATAGGTCAGATCATAAGTTCCATCGGTGGACTAGCTGCTAGTATCATCGACAGTAAGACACAGCTTAAGCTAACCGAAG